GTCACGTACGGACTGAACGGTGTGGTCACCGGCACACTTGCCGTACCGCCCACGAACAGTGTCTCCTCCGGTGTGCCGGTCGATAACACGGTTGGTACGGCGGTTCTCACACCCTCTGCTCTTGCTGCTCTTATCGGCGCGCAAATTGCCGCCGCTGTCTCATCCCCGGAGGTGCCATAAATGTCTGGAGTGCTGAAGAAATGGAATGGATCGTCATGGGATCCGGTGCTAGTAGGTGAACAAGGACCTACAGGTGTAACTGGTGTGACGGGCGTTACAGGAGTCACTGGTCCTGCGGGTGGTCCTACAGGCGTTACAGGTGTGACCGGTGTCACAGGGGTAACAGGAGTTACCGGAGCGGGAGTTACAGGTGTGACGGGTGTGACGGGTGTAACTGGCGTAACTGGAGCGACTGGACCGACAGGTGCTGGTGCTGTTGGTTCAGCCAACTCTACAGAGACACTTTATTCTACGCATAGAAATCCACCACCTAATGTTTTCTATACAGGAACAGGTAGCAACAGCGTATTTTCTTCTGGATTCATCTACTATCTTCCATTTATAGTTAATGTTCCAATATCTTTAAAGGGTTACTATGTAAGAGTTGGAGCAACATCTACAGGGGCTTCTGTTAGGTTTGCAGTGGCTGCTGCCGATAAAACTTGGGTTCCTACCTCTATTGTTCATCAGATGGCTTCAACCACTTCTGTTGAAACTACTGGTGACAAGTTTGCAAACGCCATGAAACCAGATTTTACGTACACAACACTCGGTGCGGGTAGATACATGGTACTTATCAAGGTAGAGGGGGCTAACGCTACCCTAGTGACTTGGTCTGGAGTCACTCCTGTAAGTGCAGTCAACCCGTTCAGCGGAGTCGCTGGTCAGGGTTTTTACATTACGGCACAGTCGGCTGGCGCTATCTCTGATCCTCCCCCTGCACCATACTCAATGTATCCTTTGACACAAATTCCCGGCACGTTTCTTTCTTTTGATCTTGTATAAATCTATTCAAATAGTATGGAGAATGTATGACTGTCACTTATCGCACCGGTTACGGAACCGCCCGAAAGACTCTTGCAGAGTTGCGGGCGTGGATCCGGTTCTCAAACCTTCACCCTGAGATTCAGCGCCGAGTGGTCGCGCTCATGGACGCTGCCCGTGTAAACGGTGTAGACCTTGGTATCGGTGGTGGCTGGCGCAGTGAGCAGGAGCAACTCAGCCTGTTCCTCAGCCGCCACAACCTTGTAGCCACTGGTGGATGCTGCGGGTATAACGGGAAGCGTTATGCCCTAGTCGCCGGTATGGCACACGCCGCGCCCCCCTTCCGTAGTTACCACGAAGGTACGGTCAAGGGTCCAGATGGTGTTCTGCGCGGTGTAGCCCTTGACATGGTTGGCTGGGAGAACGGCTGGATGGAGAAGCACTTAGCAGCATATGGATTACGATCCTTCGCTGCCCTCAGTGGGAGCATGAAGGAACCGTGGCATATCCAGCCAATTGAGTTCCCAACTGCGCGAACCTCCTATGATCCAAACCTCCACACCCTGAAAACTTGGACTCTGCCCAATGTTGTACCGCCTCCATCAGGTGCGGTGGATGTTCCCACTCCTACGCTCCGTATGGGTTCGACTGGTACAGAGGTGCGCGAACTACAGTCACACTGCCGCTTCTGGGACTGGTACCCAGTAACCGCTGCCATCGACGGCTCCTTCGGCGCAGTAACCGATACAGCCGTGAAGCGCATGCAGTCTGCACTCAAGTTGACGCAGGACGGCGTATATGGTCCCGTTACGGCTACTGCCTATGCTAATTTCCTGAAGGCTCTCAACAACCTGTAAGGATTAGAATATGGCACCAAGAGGTCTAGGTCCTAGGGGTAGGGATGCGGTTAACCGTTACACCCCTACCCCTGACAACGAAGCAGGAATTCCTGAATACGGTGGTGGTGCTTACAACCCTGTAGGTATCCGTGCGCTCATTGGTTCAGGCGCTGACTTTGGACCATACGTCCTTGATCAGGCTTCTGCCTATTACCAAGGTCCAACAAAGAGCACCCGTGTCAAGGCTCACCAGTTTGTACCGATGGATCCAGACATTTGGGAGAAGGCAGAACAGGGACCACTGAGCAAGCAGTTTGATTCTTCAATCCGAGGGTATATTTACGTTAAGTTCATCAAGAAGGGGAACGTATGGAAGTACGGCCCCTGCACCTTGGCTGATTACCGTACCTTCAGGGAGTCCGCATCTAAAGGTAGGTCGGTAACCTACTTAGAGGTGTTTGGTCACGGCCCAAGTCCCGACGGGATACTAGAAGATCTATTCTAAAGGACACAACATGAGCAAAACTTCAATTGTCACACTATTCGTATTCTCGGTGTTCCTGTTCGTCTTGACGCTCACCACCGCTAGTTGGGAAGCAACACTGATCAGCCTCGTAGCCGTAGTCTGCTTTGGTTGGGTGATCTTCAGTAACAGTATGAACCTTGTACAGAACGTAGGTGCTCTGTACTGGATCATCCGAGACAGCGCCAAGAAGGGTGACCGGATCATCTCTTCAGCGTTTATGCGCTCACTAGAAGAACCGTGGTTGATTGGCAAGGGTGTGCAGGTACGATTCTTCAAGTACTCAGTGCAGGTTGGCATGTGCTACCCCAACCAGTTTGACTCTGAGGAAGATGGTGTCCTGAACGCTATGACGGGGCGCTACATGGAAGACAACGCCAAAGAGATTGGAAACTGGAAGTGAAGATCTTCTCCAGCAAGCCTGACAAGTCGACTGACCAGATCCCCTCACGAATCAAGAAGACTTCTACTCAGGAACTGATGTCATGGGGAGAGGTCAGCATCATGCACCTAGGACGGGCGTTCGATGACTGGCGCTACCGCGACGAGCCGTTCGTTGAGGTTCAGATGCTGGCTGACAACGTGAAGAATATTCTTCTGGAGTTGTCAAACCGGGTTGACGATGACGGACGAGTGCGCTAGAGTCCCCCTCATGAACATCCTCATCTCATACGTGAAGAACGATGCAGCCCCCAAGGCTCTGGAACTCATGAACAATCTGAACCGAATTGCAGCAGCGAACAACTTCAAGTCTTACATCATGCAGGAAGTATCCTTCCATGAGGACTACCGTCAGTTCAGCCTTGATCTGGACATGTTGGCAGAGATTGCCGAGAAGACGGTGGAGAAGTTGGGTTACACCAAGTCTGAGCAGGAGTACGAACAACTTACCTTGTTCTAATTAAAAGAGATTAAATGAATAACAGGGGCGTAAAGGTGGACGTTCGTTAGCCTGCTCCATTTAGTAATTTAAATTAGGTAGTTTAGATAAGGTCCCTTACGGGACCTTATCTTTTTATATCGGTTACAATGTGTTCATGACTGATGTCTTAGATGAGTATCAACTGGAAGATGGCGAGTACGAGGAACAAGAACACGATGAACTGGATGAGACATCCGCAGAGTTCGTTGATGAACTTGTAAAGAAGTTAATTCTCTTCACAGAAGAGTTCTGCGACATCGAACTGTTCCCGTATCAGGTACCCATTGCGTATCGGATCATCGAATCGATCATCATCGGTGACGGTGAGGAACTCACACTGATCGCCACCCGTCAGTCGGGTAAGTCTGAGGTGCTGTCGAACGTACTGGCATCCATGATGGTCATCCTCCCCAAACTGTCCAAGGTCTACCCGACTTGGCTCTCCAAGTTTGAGAAGGGTTTCTGGGTAGGTGTGTTCGCGCCAACCGAGGAGCAGGCCGACACGGTGTTCGGTCGAATCGTCGGCAAGTTGACCAGCGAGCACGCTATGGACTTCCTCCTTGATCCTGAATTGGATGACAAGGCTTCTGCCGGTGGGTCCCGCGGTAAGGGCAAGATGATCGCCCTCAAGAAGAGCGGATCACTCTGCCGTATGCAGACCTGTAACCCCAAAGCAAAGATCGAATCAAAGACCTACCACTTCACTCTGGTGGACGAGGCCCAAGAGGCCGATGAGTTCATGATCAACAAGTCCATCAAGCCGATGTTGGCGTTCAACAACGGCACGATCATGCTCACGGGTACGGCTACCCGTCAGAAGTCGTACTTCTACAAGGCCATTCAGTTCAATAAGCGGCGCGATGTGAACGCCCGTCGCGGGCACCGTCAGGCGCACTTTGAGTATGACTACAAGATCGCCAGCAAGTACAATCCCAACTATGCCAAGTTCATCTCCAAGGAGAAACTCCGCATCGGTGAGGATTCAGACGAGTTCAGGATGTCCTACTGCAACCAGTGGATCCTTGAGAAGGGAATGTTCGTCACTGAGGAGCGCATGGAGCGCCTCTACGACCCGTCGATGGCGATCATCAAGCAGTGGTGGCGCACCCCTATCGTTGTCGGTATCGACGTAGCCCGATCCAACGACTCAACTGTGGCTACCGCCGTGTGGGTCGACTGGGATCACCCTGACGGTTTCGGGTTCTATGAGCATCGTGTACTGAACTGGTTGGAGATCAACAATGAAGAGTGGGAACAGCAGTATTTCCAAATCATTGACTTTCTTAGAAATTACGATGTATATCGCATTGGGGTGGACGCACAAGGTGTCGGCGGCGCTGTTGCCGAACGGCTTCAAGTCCTTCTGCCCGATATCGAAGTCCTGCCTATCTCCTCAGATGCCAAAGCCCAGAACGAGCGGTGGGTACACCTCACCGAACTGATCCAGCGTGAGCAGTTGATCATCCCCGGCCATTCCAAGGCGCGAAGGACCAAGAACTGGAAGAAGTTCAACCAGCAGATGCAAGACCTTGAGAAGGTGTACAGAGGTCCGTACCTCTTGGCAGCCGCTCCCGAGGAACGGGGAGCCTTTGACGACTACCCAGACAGTCTGGCAATCGCCTGCTCCCTTACGGTTATGGACACTATGCCTCAGGTTGAGGTCTTCAACTCTCCATTCCATCGATAAGTTTGATATAGTTGGAGATATCCGATATCCATTAGGAGGATGTACATGAACGTGGCTCCCGCCCCAATGTTCCCCGAAAAGGGCGCTCCGATGTACGAGCGCGCTTATGCTCCCAGCATTCCCATGAACAAGGGTCCCCTTCGCTTTGAAGAGGGTCTTGCTACCGACACTGACGTACCGAACGACTTCGCACAGGGTGCCTACATGGACACCGCCTCAGCCCCCGGTCGTCAGAACCACAACAACCATGAGATGTTCTTCAAGTGGCCAGAGCAGACCATGCGCGAGCGCGCTCACGTAGGTTCAGCCTCATGGATCGAAGCACCTGAGGTTCTTGGTGAGTTCGTACAGGGTTCAATGGCTGGCGACGCTATGCCCCAGTTTGAGTACTCATACAACAGTGGTGCTCACATGAATCGTCCAAACCCCACCGTCGTATACGACTGAGTGATGCCCGTTAGGGCAAACAATGGACGAGTTATCACCGCTTACATCAACTAAGGACCTGCAATCGGGGATCGCTCCGGTGCAGACCGGCAACTTCAATGCCGTTGCCCAGATGTTCCGTAAGAAGCGGTCAGACTCGTTCGGGCTAGGACATGCTGTCAAGTACAGCGCGACTGATACGGGCAACCCCTTCGTCCCTAGGTTCACCAAGGACCCAGCGGGCGAAGAGGTTGCTCGTCAGGCGACCGGCGTAGGTGAGTTCGTCATGGACCCAATGACTCACCTTGAGGAGAAGGTCAACATCGACCACCCTTACGCCCACATTCCTATTGGTAACGCTTCGGATACCGCTGGTGAGTCTGTTCGTCGCAAGG